AATACTTTATCTTGATGAATGCCTGTATGCTAACGAGCTATCGGTAGACCAATTGATTGAATCAGTGCGTGGGGCTATCAAGAGCCAGCGCGACCTAATTGTCTGCGATACCAACGAAAAACGGACGGTAGCTGCGATGGCTAAGGCGCGGTTGAATGTCAGTAAGGCGCTCAAATACCCCGGCAGCGTGATAGACGGCATCAGAGATATGCAGGATTACAAAATGATTGTAACACCAAGCAGCACGAATCTAATCAAGGAGCTTAACAACTACGTGTGGAATGATAAGAAAGCAAGCATCCCGATAGATGAGTACAACCATGCCTGTGACGCGGCACGCTATGCCAGCCAGCGGTTAAGCCTGAAGTACAGAAAAAGAAAAAAATAAGTATCTTAGCACAGAAAATACCCGGCACAACTGCAATTGAGCCGGGTAGATTAATAACGTCAAAATAATTAACTCATGACAAAGTTTATCAATTCTTATGACGCTTCCAAATTGTATGTTAAGGTAGCGGTAGCCAACATGGAAGGGCATGCAGTTGTGCAAGTAAACCCTGAGCTTGCAAAGGCATGGTTAAAACTACATGTTTCAAACCGCCCGCTTAGCATGACAAAGGTGCGCTGGTATGCTGAGCAAATGCAGAAAGGGGAATGGAAGCTATCTGGACAAGGTTTAATCTTTTCTGATACTGGTATAGGGCTAGATGGACAACATAGGCTCAAGGCTATTATCCTAAGTGGCTGCACTATAGAAATAGATGTCCGATTTGGCATCCCTGAAGATGTTTTTGCTGTGCTTGATGCTGCCCCCGCGCGTACTGCTGGCGATTCACTCGCAATTGAAGGAATAAAACATTACAATAATACTGCTGCAATAGCGCGTAACGTTATGGGCTTTGAAAAATACGGTAAAGCAACGTCTTATCGCGGCGATAGTAAGCCAACTAATGCAGAAATTCTTGAATACGTAAGAAAAAACAGGTGCATTGAAGAGTTTGCAGGGATAGCTCATAAATACAATAAAATGAGCGGGGGGATATTACCTGTAAGTATAATAGGCACTGTGCACTACCTAGCATCAAAAGTAGATGCAAAAAAGGCAGATCAATTTGTGTACAAGCTTTGTACAGGTGCTGAGCTATCAACATCAGACCCTGTTTTCCTATTGCGCACTAGGTTAATTAAGGCAAAGATGGACAAGGCGAACTCTTTAAACAAAAAAACAGTGTTTGCTTTGATTATAAAAGCTTGGAGATTGTTTTTAAAAGGCAAAACAATTAAGCAATTGAAGTTTGACCACGAACGCGAAAGCTTCCCGTCTTTTTTTATATCTTAGCCTTTGTTTCATACTAATTGCTACTTTTCACCCCTGCCTGTCCGGTAGGGGTTTTTTAGTGTTTGACATTTCCAAATTTTTATCCTATTTTTGTTGCAACTATTTGTTAATCCCGTGCGAACGAGCCAGCACGATCATAAACCATATCAAAATGGCATTATGTTCTTGCCCTCCCGGCTCAGCAATCGGTGATATTACCCTTCCTACCTGCTTGGAGGATTTTGGTCAGATTCAGAAGATGATTTTTCAACGAGTCTACTCCACAGGCACCACCAAAAACAAATTCACAATTGCATCAGCCAACCCGAATGTGATTGCATCGTGGTCACCGCTATTGTCAGCTTCTGACGGCACTAAGGCGGTGCAGACCCCGTTCACCGAAGGCGTTACCAACACGCCAGGTGAACCGCGTTTGGTAGGCGGCGGTAATGACTCTCTCGGTGGCAAACAGGCAGTTAAAGGCGCAAATCTTGACCTGTTTGAGGGTAATTTTTACGAGCTGCCGCAGAGTATCGCAAAGGAGATCCGTGCCTATGAGTGCGAGATTTTTGGCGTGTACCTTATCAACGAATACGGGCAGATTGGCGGCCTTGCTGACGACAACAGTAACCCGACAGAATTCTACCCCATCCCGGTAGCTGATAAAACGTTCTTCCTCGGGCAAAAACGCTTTGGCGGCTTTGATGAGCGCGATGCTAACGCTTTCCGCTTTGAGGTGCTGCCGAACATCCTAGATGAGTTCTACGTGGTGACGCCTACGGACTTCAACCCGCTTGACAAACTCGCAACATCGTAAGATGGAAGAAACGACAATATTAATCCACCCGCAGTCCGGTAAGCCTTACGAATTTGAGGCAGAGCACGCCAAGCGGATTCTAAGCATGGGCCACGGGTGGAAAAAGCAAAAAGGGACAAGCAAAAAGCAAACGGCAAGTGCTGCAAAAAAACGAGATACAACAACTACTGGAAGCAAAGCGCAGCAGGACGATGATTGCGGATGCAATAAGTCATGAGCAGCGCGTGCGCTTTCATACTGATGTATCACTAAGCCAACGCCACGCTGAGCAGTACACCACAGAGTTTCTGAATTGGGTGCGAGACCTGATACCTGAGCAGAAATATGAGGTGTTTTGTTCGTTGTTCCGGTTCCCCGGTAAGACGGTAGAGCTTACCGAGCAAATTTACTCAGCACTCGAAAAGATTTTCGACGGCAAAAACGCCGTTTTCAACTACGAATTTACCACGCCGGAAGCGGCGCAGGATTGGGACAAGTACAGAGATCAAGTGCTAAAGCAGCAGCGCAAATGGCGTACTAAAGGGATGCAGGCGCTGCGCTCGATGCCTAACTCTATTCTGGTCGTTGATATGCCGGAGGACAGCACTGACGCCTATTGGTACTGGCTAAGCATAGACAGCGTTATTGACTACGAGCTTGAAGAAGATGGCGTTACATTCGACTACATCATCTTTCAGCAGGAAGACGATGAATTAGCTGTTATTGATGATGAGGCAGTGCAAGTCTATGATTACACTGATCAGGAGCTAGGAGAGCTGAAGCGACAAGCAGTGCATGGTCTTGACTACTGCCCGGCGCGGTTCTTCATGTCTGATGCCATCAACTTCAGGCAGCAAGGCGTTAAGCAGAACCCGATCACTAAGCAGCTCGGCGACTTGGACTGGTATCTGTTCTTTGCTATCTCTGAACGCCACTTGGACCTGTATGGTGCTTACCCAATCTATTGGGGCTTCGCTCAGGACTGCGACTACAGCGCACCGGACAACAGCCGTGATGGTTTTGTATATTGTGACAGCGGTTTTTTGCGCAGGGACTCAGACAGCACCTATGTCTTAAGCCGTTCAGGCAGCCGCGGGCATGGGCACGGCATACAGCGCTGCCCTATCTGCTCTAAGCGGCGCATCAACGGGGCAGGTTCTTTTGTTGAGGTAACCCCTCCGGGCCTAGAGAACGACAAAGCTGACCTTAGAGACCCGGTAGGTATTGTCAGTGTTGACCGCAACAGCTTGGACTACGTGCGCGAAAAGCGGCGAGCCTATGCGCTTGAGATATTCCAGGCTGTGACAGGCACAGGCGGTGAGATGAGCAAGAACCAAGCAGTAAACGAAAAGCAGGTTATTGCCTCTTTTGAAAGCAAGGCACAGGTATTGCGCAACCTGAAGCGGCAGTTTGAGTTAGCGCAGCAGTGGGTGGATGAGACAATTTGCAAACTTCGTTATGGTGCTGCTTTTGTCAGTGCGCACATCAATTATGGCACTGAGTTCTACCTGCATGAGCCTGCTGAATTGCTTGAAATGTACCAACAGGCAAAGACAGCAGGCGTTGATGACAAGGTGCTAGGCATGTTGCAGTCTGAATACTACGAAGTGCGCTACAAAAACAACCCTAACGAGCTGCAACGGGTGCGCATAATGTCTGACCTTGACCCGTTCAGGCACCTTGACAAAACGCAGGTGCAGGCAATGTATCAAGCAGGGGAGATTGAGTACGAGGACTACATGCTGAAAATGAACTTCAGCACCTTGATAGCTCGTTTTGAGCGCGAAAATACAAGTCTGTTGCAGTTTGGTGAAGAGCTGGACTATCAGGTTAAGATACAGCGGATTACTGATGTATTACGGGGATATATTGTACAACCTGCCGGGGATGCTCCGGCGCAAACCATAACCAATGAGTAAACGAGATGAACGTTTTAACAGGGTTGACGAGCTGCTATTGACAGGTATGGCAGATGAAGACATCATTGCCCACGTGTGCGATGAATACAGCGTCAAGCCCGCAACAGTAGAAAAGGACATTGAAGCACTCCGGGCACAGGATGAGCCGTTGCCGTTCAGCGATGAGCCGAGAAATGGAATGCTAAATGCTTTGCTGGCAAATGAATTTGATGCGCACGAAGCAGACCTAAGCAAGATTAGCTACGAAGTGCCAAAGGGCGAAGAAAAATTTGTGCACGCCTTGATCGAGGTGCCAACCTACAACGATGGGCGGCCGCCGAAAAAAGACAGTAAGCCGCGAGTGCAGAAGTTCGATGCAAAAAGTTGGACAACCTTTGCCACTTACCATGTAGCGCAAGGGTATGTAATCCACAAGGTGCTGCACCTGCCGAAAGGTATCAAGCCACTTGAAGAGATGAACATTTTTGGCGCTGAACGCAAAGCGTAACCAAAACCAAAACCAATGCCACTTACGAAAGACATTATCAAAGAGCAAGCCGCACTACAAAGCCTGACAGATGAGCAACTACAGGCGCTTGAAAAGCTGTCAGCCAACTCAGAGCAGAGCGCTGTCAACGAGGCGATAGCAACGAAGACCCGCGAAATGTGGGACAGGCTGGATGCTGATATTAAGCAGGTTTTCGGCAAGGATAAGCCCCGTGAGGTCAAGTCATGGGAACTACTCAAACAGACGCTTACCGAGGCAAAAGTGCAAGCTGAGAAAGCGTCAGAGATTGAAGGCAATCTATCCAAGCTACAGGCAGAAAAGAAGCTGCTTGAAGACCAGCTAAAGGACGGTGATAAATCCGGGCTGCTCTCTGGGCGTATTGAAAAGCTAGAGCAGCAGATCAAGGACCGCGACCAACAGCTTGAAGCCCTGAAAAGCCAGGTGCAGGAAAAGGAAAATGAGTACAAAACACAGCTAGAGCAGGAGCGCGATAAGCTTGACAGGTTCGAGTTTGAAAAGCACATCGACAGTGCATTGCAAGGCGTTCAGTTCAAAGCTGAGATACCTGAATCCATCCGCGAGACGTACATCCGCACAGCCAAAGAGAAAGTGCTGTCACAGTATAAGCGCGATTGGATGGAAAGAGACGGCCAGCGCATTCCTATCTTCCGTGACGATCAGGGGAATATTGTCACCAATCCGAAGAACCTACAGGAACCGTTCAAGCCGCAGGAACTGTTTTTGACTGAAATCAAAGACGTTCTGAACGAGGGGAGCAAAGGCGGCGGCGGCACTAAGCCAACAGGCGCAAGCCAGGGCAAAAGCGTAGCCATTACCGGCAACCCGCGCACCAAAAGCGAAGCCACACAGCTCATCCGGGAATCCCTGATGAAACAAGGCATCGCAGCAGACAGTGATGAATATCACACCAAGATGCAACAGGCATACAGCGAGATGAACGTCTCGGAGTTGCCTTTGAAGTAAACAATTTCAGTAATCTTTTTGGTGCGAACGAGCCAGCGCCAAGCCACAAAAACTTAAACCATGAGTTTAGTGAACACGCTGGCGTTAGAGTTCCGTGCACAAGCGCCAGAATTTGACAAAAACGAGTTTCGCGTTACCCGCGCAGGTGCATTTGACACCTTCAAGCGCCAGGGAGATGCGCCCTCAAGCTGGTTGACTGCCGACCTGATCGAAAAGGTACGGCGCAGCTTCGGTAATACCGTCAAGCTCCCAGCTATCCAGTACAAAGACGTGACCATCCGCAGCACACGCCCCCTGGTTATCCCTGCTGATGAGAACACCAGTGCACTGTACACCCTGACCTTCACCACCTTGGCGTATGGTTTCAAGATGTACCCACAGCAGCATTTCAACAACGATGTGACCTATCAGCAGGACTTCAATAAGAAGTTTGAGGCGATGATTGTCAAAATGATGTCAACGCTTGAAGGGCTGGCAGTCACTCAGTTGGAAGCACAGAAAACGCAGGTGATCGGCGATGTGACCGGCGGGCATGTATTCTCTGGCAACGTAGTCAGCGAGACGGCACCGAGCCTAAAGGAAAGCTACATCCTGTCCGACATTGACCCGATGATGATGTCTAACGACTACTACGGTATGACGATGGACGTGATTGGTAACCCAGGCTTCCACGCTATTATGAAGCGTATGGAAGGCTTTGGCGAGTTCAACCAGCAGGACCGCACGCTGCAATTTATGAACAAGAACATGCACTTCACCAACAGCATCAGCAATGCTGACGGTAAGCGTGCCACCGGATTTGCAGTAGCAGACGGGCAGCTCGGTATTGTTACCCGCGTTGAACCGGATTCACTCGCAGGCACTACCCTTGCCGATGGGCATGAGTGGGGCACTGTGCTTGTGCCTGGCCTTGACCTGACATTCGGCAGCTACTACTACGAGAAAGCAGTAGATGCAAGCTCCCTGCACTCTGGCACTACAGGACTGACCCGGACTTATGAGCAGGCGTTCGACTTCGCTATTGACATCGCGTTCCTGACGCCTTACAACAGCGATGCAACGACCATCCCGACGCCGATCATCAAGTTCGACATCGCAACGAGCTAAATAATGTGAACCCGAAAGGGCGATCATAGGTGAGTGTTCCGCTAGGTGGGTAGCAAATGAGCTGCCGCCTAGCCTTTTCAACTTTCAAAAATTTCTATACCATGAAATTCCATACCCTTATCATAGCGCTTGTCGCCTTCATTGCATTTGGTTGCACGGAGGAGCCGCCAGCGCCAGTCAACAATCCTGAGCCTGTTGGTGCGCAATTCGCGCCAGTTACCAACATCAATGCCACGCAGGATACCCTTGAGACATCAGGCAGCGTTGATACTGCTATTTTTTCTCTCGGTACTTTCGGCATTGCAGTTGACTACGATGTGCAGCTTAGCACGTCTGTAGAATCAGGCACAGGCAATTACACCCTCTACGTACAGGCAGCGCTCAACCGTGCAGGCACCGAATATGCAACCCTGCACACGCTTACCAATACGACCGACACCAGCGTTGTCTATTCCGGCAACCTGAACGGCGGTAAGATGCGGGTGCTTGCTGTAGCGCCTTCGAGTACGCAAGTGACTACCATCCGGCCCAGCATTAGTACGGTTGCTCAAACCCCGTAATTGGTTTTTTCAATTTGGTTTCATCTCGTGCAGCCTCCTAGTGGGGCTGCATTTTCAAATACAGCGCTATGTACTCAGCAAGCGAACTTAAAACAGGGCTTATCGGGCTTATCGGCTGGCGGCAGAACCGCGATGCTGACGGGCTGCAACTGCAAAGCCTGACAAGCACCACTAGCGGTATGTACTACAACGATGTGCACCCGCTATTGACGTTCGACAACCTGCTGAGCATTGGCCCAAACCTTGACCTGATTGGCGATACCGATCAGGAAAAAGCAGATGCTTTCACCGATTGGCTACAGGAGAAGACAGAAGCCGGCATTATCAATGCTGTAAATGATTGGCTTGACTTCAAGCTACCGGCACGCTCTGCTAAGAACCTGTTAGAGCGCAGGCAGATATGGCAAACAGCAGCCGGTGACGTACATACAGACATCGACCGGGGGCAGCTTGTCGGCATTGAATTAGTGCCAAAGCGCAGCCGCGACCTTCGCCTGACGGTAGAACAAATCGGCATTCAATTGACCCAAAACCAAACACTGACTATCTATCTGTACAGCTCCGATAAGAAGGCAGTTGTTGACAGCCAGGAGGTGACGTACACCGGGGCAGGCAGCGTGCAGTGGGTAACGGTGAATTGGACGGTAGAGGGCTACGGGGCGCACTACCTTGTCTATCATCAGGACGACCTTACCGGGCAGAGCATTAACAGCATGTACGACTATTTCGAGCGCTCGGCAGTATCACAGCAAATCCCCGGCGCGAATATGGTGCTTGTCTCTCCATTTGAGGTGGACGCGCCTAAGACTGAACTGTGGGACATCAGCCGTATGTCGTACAATTATGATACCAATTTCGGGCTAAATTTGCGCCTGAATGTGCAGTGCGACTATACCACCTTCCTGCTAGAGCAAAAAGAACTATTCAAGACACTGATTAGCCTGCATGTAGCGGCTGTACTGCTCGGTGAGATGGCATACAACCCGAACGCACGTATCAACCGTAATCAAGCGATTGTAGACCGTCAGCAGGTACTTTTTGAGCTGCACGGCGATAGTGCAGGCCCGCGCCCGATGGGGCTGCTGCATAAGATAGAAAAAGCCCGGCAAAGCGTTAGCCTTGATACCGGGCAGTTGGATAAGCATTGTTTGCCGTGTAGAAGGAGGGGGGTTAAATATACTACTATATGATTAAATCCCTCGACAATATCACCAAGTCCTTACAGCAGTGGCAGCGCGATGCGGCCAAGCGGGTTATTGTCGTTGCGAAAACCGAGCAGCCGACCATTGAGCGTTTGAACACCGATGAGCAGATGTTCAACAAAGGCGAACGGGCAGATGGGGCAGCTATTACCCCACCTTACACCGCATTCACTAAGGCAATCAAAAGCCAGACCGGGCAGCCTACTAACAGAGTAACGCTCCGGGACACCGGCGCTTTTCACCGCTCCGTCGGCGTGCAGTGGCAAGCAACAGAATTTAAGCTGGTAGCGAACGACCCGAAAACACCAGATCTGGTGCGCAAGTACAGCCCGCAAATATTAGGCTTATCTGATGACAGCCTGACAGTGCTGAACCGTTTTTTGCTCCCTAAGCTACAGAACGATTTTAGAAAATTCATCCTATCATGAGCAGGCCCGCGAACCATCCGGCGTACATCCCTCAGACGCCTAAGCTATTCGAGAACGTAGCTATTGAGTTGCGCACAAAGCTGTTAGCGCACTTTGACTGGCTGACGAACGCCTACCTGATAGCAGAGCGAAGGGTAAAGCGCGATGCTGACGGCAGAGAGCTACGCTTCCCGGCAGTGCAGGTAAGCGGCAAAGAATACGTTAACCTGCTGCCTGATGCGCACCTGAAGAACCACAGCTACCTAGATACCGGGGGTACAGACACTATTGACTATCACCGCGCACGCTCTCAGGTGCAGACCGAAGTGGGGCTGGTCTTCTTTTTCAACTACCGGGACTTATACCCTACAGAGTGGCAGAGCAGCACTATTGAGCGAGTAAAGTCTGATGTGCTTGACTTCTTTGCACAGACCGCGTTTTCTACTGCTCAAATCAAGCCGGTAAGGTTCCTTGATACTGCACCGGGCATATACCAGGATTATGACTATTGGGAGATTGACCACCAATTCCTGATGAAGCCGTTTGGCGCTTTGCGTGTTGACCTATCTATCAACTACTTTCAAAACTGCCCTTGATGCAAACACTGAGAATAAACGGGCAGTCCGTCAAACTATATGACAGCATAGAGACGATGCCTATTACCGTCTTCCACCGATTCAATTTGTATGCTGCTATTGATGCAGGCATAGGGGGCACGATTGAAGATGTAGACCGCCGTTTATTGCGTGCAAGGCAATTTATTAAGCATAATCAACAGGAAAATGCCCTTAGAGAGCTTGATAACATGCGCCAAAGCATGGCGTTTGTAATTGAGAACAGTAACCCGGAGATGCTATCTTTTGCAGCGCTTATTCATTCGATTAACGGCGAAGAGGTGCGCATAAGCGATGAGGCAAGCGCACGGGAGGTCTTGCAGCGCCTGAACAAAAAAGGGCTGACTGTAGGCGTTGTTCGTGCTGCAATTGAACGGTAAAAAAAAAAGTGGATGGGGAAATGGAGCTTTATTTCCCGGCACAAAAAGAATCCGGCAAAGTCAAACAGCAATACCTGAAGCTCAAACAGCGTGCATTGCTGATGCTTGAGCAGATTACCGGCAAAGAAGTAGAACAAACCCAAATTGATACGTTAGATGGGCAGCTATTGTCCTCTACAGCACCTCAACAGTTTTGGGGGCCGAACGGCGTTGAAGCCAAAACAGTAGTGAGCTTTGAAGACGTGTGCATTGCGATGCAGCAGCACGTGACCAAAGACCCGAAGATCATGACAGTGCTTGAATTTTTCAGGACGTTGGAGGCGGTTAAGAAGAAGGCGCAGGAGCGGAAAAAGTAAGCGCCCCACGGTTGCAGGGCGCTTGGTTGTTGATAGTGTTATTGCTGATCGTACAGCTTGAAGAAAAATGTGTAAGCCGCCTGAGCCATCTTGCTCAATCCTCTGCGGCCAGCAAGCTGATGGCTAATCACATCAAGCGAAAGGCTACCACCTAGCGCGTTGAATGCGCTGATAAAGTCGCTGTTAGAGGCGAAGCGGCTTGATATTTCTGATTGGAGTTGCTCTTTTGTCATTCCCATTGGGTGCGATTAAATTGACTACATAATATTAGTCATTACTGTATCAGCTTCAGGGAAAAGCTCCTTTAATTTTGCTTCTAATTTAGCTTCAGCAGCTTCGTCTGTCTCAGCTTTGATAATAGGAATTGTTACATCAGTAGTGATTCCTTGATAAAACATAGATTGAAACCCAGCATCAACTGTATCTATTTCAATTACACCGTCTTCGAGCCAAACACCTGTAGCGTTAACTAGGAATTTGCCTTCTGCTTTTCCGTACTTGGCTTTTACTGCTTCTTTGATTTCGTTGTAAGTTGTCATTGTCTAATTGTTTTGTTGTTTTCTTATGATACAAATATACAGCGCTTTTGTGCTTATGTCAAGTAAAACCCTAATTATTTTTGACAGAAACGCAAATTTTAACATTTAACAG